GAGCGCGATTTCCTCGATGACAAGCGGGGGCCGCATGACCACTGAACAAGCTCCCCGGGACTCCTTCCCACCGGGCGAGGCGGTGAGCGCTGCTCCCGCGCAAACTGCCCCGGTCGCCGTTGGCGCGGCGGCCGGGGGCTCTTTGCCCCGCATGGTGGCGTTCCTGCCGGTCCTCACATGCAGCCGCTGCTCTGCCCAGCACGTCTATGGCGGCCGCCATAACTGCTTTGAGGCCATGCAGACGGCCCGGGCCGTGATGCTGTGCCAGGCCATCATGGGGGGGATCAGGCCATGAGCAGCCTGGACCTGATCGCCGGCTTTGCCTTTGGCGCGGCCGTCAGCCTAGCCGCATGCGGTGCTCTGGCCTGGTGGTTTGGAGGCGACGAATGAGCGCGCCCGACACAGACACGCTCAACCGCTGGAGGGCCACGCTGGCCAGCTATGGCGGGGCGTATGCCGCAGCGGCTTACACGCTGGGCATCACTGAGGCCGAGCTGCGCAAGTGGTGCCCGCCTCCTAAAGCGAAGGCGCCATACCGGCCTGTCAGGCGGTTTCGGTGATCCACATGCTTGTCAACCCGGACATGACGCTGGAGCAGGAGCTGGCCGCCATTGAAGCTGGCTTGCGCGCCCCCAAGCGCCGCAAGGCAAAAGCGCCGGCCGTTTCCGAAAGCACTGTCCAGCGCGCCATTATCAAAGCCCTGCACGCCCATGGCCTGCTCTGCATGCACGTCCCTAACGCCGGCAAGCGCGGCCTGGGTGCGGCCATGGCGCTCAAGCGCGACGGCATGACGACCGGCTGGCCTGACCTGGCGGTGTATGGCTCCGAGGCCCGGCACTGCTTGTTTGAAGTCAAGCCGCCGCACTGGAAGGCGCCGCGCTCTGGCGAGGCCCTGCACCAGTGGAACCAGCGCATGCGGCTTTATGACGCGATCCGCAGCCGGGGCACGCCGGTGGAGGTGGTGCAGTCCATCGACGACGCGCTGCGTCACCTGCGGCGCTGGGGTTGGGTGCGATGAACGTGACCGGCGATACATTGAAGGGCTTGCACATGAGCGATGAGCCTCAAAAGAAAGATGAGCGGGAATTGTGCATGCGCTTTGAGCGGCACCTTAACCGGCTGCAACAGGCTGGCCGGTGTGAATGGCGGCCTCAAGTTCGGATGTTGCACTGGCCGCACGGCAAAGACGACACACGCCGCACTATTCACATTGATTATGTGGCTCGTCTTGATGGCGGCCAATTGATTGGATTTGAAGCTAAGGTGGCGCCAGCCAAGGCCGCCGACCTGGGGCGTTATCTTAAGCAGTCACACGATTATGCCAACAGCATCATCGGTGGGCACGCAAACATACCTCAAGGCTGGGCCGGAAAATGCCTCAAAGCCGTCTTTTTGGTGATTGAGATTGACGGGTGCCGGGATTGGATTGGCGAGCATTTCCGTGCAGCGACCCGCCTTATGGCTGCGTTTCGTGTCGGTTTCGTGCGGCGCCGCCACGATGGTTTGCAACTTTATCTCTGCGACGAGGAGAATTGGTGGTGCGAAGCCTGGGGCTATCGCGCAGATGCTGAAACTCGCAACAGCAACGCGCGAATTGGTTCGCAGTCTTTTAAGCTTACCGCCGCCGACACCACGCCAGGCGCGCTATGATGAGCGGTATAGAAACCGGCGTGGAGTGGGAGCCGCAGCGCGCCTCGGCACTCGACCACCCTATCGTCATCACGACATTCCGCGATGCCGGCGCCAGCACAAAACGCCAAGGCGAAACCACCTTGCGCGCCCTTATGCCAATGCTGCGGGAAACCCGCGCCGCAACCAAGGCGGAGTTGCCATGGCTCAAGCTGGCGGCGTTCGGTGACGCCCGGACAGACAAGGGCAGCCTACGGCACAACTCCAACATCATCCACATTTACGGCATTGAGGCCGACTATGACGGCGAGCAGATGACGCTCAGCCGGGCGCGGCAGATCATTGGCAGCGCCGGCTTGGCCGCGATCCTCTACACCAGCCCATCCCACACCGCCGACCGGCCCCGCTGGCGCGTGCTGTGCCCAACAAGCAAGCCCTTACTGGGCAGCGAGCGCGCCGGCCTGCTGTCTCGCCTCAATGGCCTGTTCCTTGGCGCCTTGGCCGATGAGAGCTTCGTCCTCTCGCAATCCTATTACTATGGCGCCATTCACGGCGCGCCAGATCACACCGTCATAGCGATAGACGGCGGCTTCATTGACCATGCTCACCACCTCAACGCCGGCGCACTTGGCCGCAGCGTGCCCAAGAAGCCGCAGGCGGCAGCCGCCGGCCCAGCGCCGCGCCTTGATGGCGATGCGTCTCCCTATGGCCGCCGCGCGCTGGAGAACGAGTGCCACGCCATCCGCACTGCCGGGCCGGGCCAGAAGCACCACACCCTAAACCGCGCCGCCTATTGCGTTGGTGGCCTTGTCTCTGGCGGGCATATTCAGGAAGGCTTCGCTTTCCGCGAGCTATCTGCTGCGCTCAATTCTATTGCTGGCGCCTGCGACGATTTTGACCATGCTCAGCGGACGCTGCAACAGGCGTTTGAGGACGGTATGGCGTCGCCTCGCACGGTGCAGGAGCGGCCCCGCTCCAAAATCCGCGACGATGGATGGCGCGAAAGCCCGCCCTATGAGGAATTTAACGACGATGTAGCCGAGCCGGTTTTTGAGCCGGAAGAGGCGGTCCACACCACCCGAGGCCACAACAATGGCCCGCTCTGGACCGACGAAGACGAATGGCTGGAGGCCGAGATACCAAAGCGCCCCTGGTGCGTGCCAGGCTATCTCATGCGCGGCAGCGTCTCGGTGCTGTCAGGCCAAGGCGCCGGCGGCAAGTCGTCTCTAGTGGTGGCTTGGTCCATTGCGGCGGCGCTGGGCAAGGCGCTTGGCGAATTTAAGCCCCTCTCGCGCCTCACTGTCTGCAATTACAACGTAGAGGACGACCAGCAGGAGCAGCGCCGCCGGTATAGCGCAGGGCTGCACGCTGCCCAGCATGTCCCAGCCGATATTGCCGGCCAGGTGATCCGCTGCGGGCCATCAACCATTGGCACGCTATTCCAGCGCGACCCAGCGAGCGGCACCATTGACCCCACAAAAGCCATGGAGGCGCTGGAGCGCCTGTGCATGGAGCGCCAGGTGGACGTCCTCATCTGCGACCCCCTGGCCGAGCTGCACAACGCCGAAGAAAACGACAATACCGCAATGCGCGCAGTGATCGCCGCATTCCGTGGGCTGGCGTCGCGCCTCGGCATCGCCGTCATGATCCTGCACCACGACCGCAAGGGCACCAACGCCCCAGGTGATATGGACCGGATGCGCGGCGCCAGCGCCATCACCGGCGCCGTGCGCGTCATGCTCACACTGACGCCTATGTCTGAGGAAGAGGCCGACAAATTCGGTGTAGAGGCTGAGCATCGTCGCCGGCATTTCCGCATCGACGGGGCCAAGAGCAACTATGCCATCGCCCAGGACGCCGAATGGTGGAAGTTGGCGGGCTATGACCTGGCCAATGGTGAGCAAGTAGCGGCCTGCCGCCCCTGGAGCCCCCCGGGCACGTTCTCAGGGCTCAACATGGCTGACTGTGTGGCCATCCTAGACGCCATTGACGCAGGCACTCCTACGGGGTTTGCGTGGGCCTCGCACGTCAACGCGAAGGACGATTGGGCCGGCCGCCTTATTGAAGCCAAGGGCAAAAGTGAGGGGCAAGCCAAGGCTATTCTGGCCAGCTGGGTGGACGGCGGCGCACTGCGCATTGTGGAAAACGAGGGGCCGCGCCGTGGGCATCCTAGGAAATCATATGTCGTTGTTGGGGAGGCTGTGGCGGCCATGAGGCGGCAATCTCATGCGTGACGAGTCCGTCGCAGAGTTCGTCGCAAGTCCGTCGCAAAACCTGCGTCGCACAACTCAAAACGCCTATAGGGGTCCGTCGCCTGCGCGCGTCGATCTGCCTCCGTCGCAGATGCGACGCACGCAGGCGGCAGTACAGACCCCTGTTGCGGTGCGACGCACAGGAATGTTTTCAATTTTAGGGCGCTTGGCTGTGGGGTCGATCGTTCGTACACGAACAATCACGCGCGCGGCCTCTGAGCCGACACAGGGGTGAAAGCATGAGCAAGCAGCATCGAAAGCCTACGCCCATTGAGCCCGGCATGCGCCAGGCGATTGCGCGCGGCGCTATGCCCATCACGCTGGTGATGCGCGGCGAGCATGGGGGGCTGCAGCGTCACGCGGCCTACCGGCTGCCGGCGACGCATGGCGACCAGCACCTGATCGACCAGATGGCGGGGCATGGCGTGCTGACGCAGCAGCAGCACCAGAACGCCAGCGCGCTGCTGTATGTGTTCCGCGCGGCGGGGCTCGATCCTGCAACATCCGCGCGCTACTCTGACCGCGTGCATGGCCAGGACGCTGGGGCCGTGTGTTTCATGACGATCTACCGCGACGAGATGGCGCGCATGTCGGCCAAGCAGTCGCACCTGATCGGCAAGGTGCTGCGCGGCGAGGGCGTGGTCCTGCACGACCTGGAGCAGCTTTGCGCGGGGCTGGACAAGCTGGACGCGCTGGCCGCGCGCTATGACGTGCTGCCGTGGGCGGATGAAGATTAGCGCTTGACAGCCCACGCCGGCCCGTGGCAGTCACCTTTTCAAGTCGATTTTGCACGCCCGGAGCCTGAAAAGGTTGCCGGGCTTTTTCAATTCCGGCCCTTCTCCACACGCTGCTGCCCGGCGCGGCGTATCCCTCGATCCAGCGTGCAAGCGTCAAGCGGCGGGCCGGTGCATGAGGGCCGCATGGATCGGAGCCGGGCAGTTTCAACAGATCAGGAGGCGAACATGGCCAAGAAACCCATGCCCAAGGGCGGCAAAAAGGGCGGCAAGGGCTGCTGATATGGCCGCAACATCTGGCACGCGCCGGGGTAACGGTGCCGGCTGGGGTGGCGCTGCCAAGGGCGCCGGCAAGCAAGGCGCAGGGCACGGTCAGGGCCGCCCTGACGGCGTGAAAGACGGCCAGGGCAAGCAGGCCCAGGCGCGCGCCGCGCTAGAAGACGCGCTGCCGCTGGCGGTGCAGACGGTCATCGGCATAGCCGGCGACATCACAGACCAACGCGCGCTGCAGGCCGCGAGCAACATCATCGACCGGGTGCTGGGCAAAGTGGGCGACAAGCTGACTGTGGCCGGTGACGCGGACGCGCCGCTCGTGATCCGGCGCATCATTATCGACCCGAAGGGGCCAAATGGACATTCAGACGCCGCGAGCGTTTCAGCCATTCCTGCGGCCGAGTAGGTACAAAGGGGCGTTTGGGGGCCGGGGAAGTGGCAAAAGCCATTTCTTCGCGGAGGCGGTGGTAGAGCGCTGCATTATGCAGCCTGGCAGCCGGATAGTTTGCGTTCGTGAGGTGCAAAAGAGCCTCAAGGACAGCGTAAAGCGGCTGATTGAGGATAAAATTTCCGCCCTAGGCGTCGGCGGCCGGTTTGACGTGAAGGCCACAGAGATCGGCACGCCGGGGGGCGGCGTGATCGTTTTTCAGGGCCTGCAGGACCACACGGCCGAAAGCGTCAAGTCGCTTGAGGGCTTTAACGTGGCCTGGGCTGAGGAGGCGCAGAGCCTCTCGGCCAGGTCGATGGAGCTGCTGCGGCCGACGATCCGCGCGCCAGGCTCGGAGCTGTGGTTTTCGTGGAACCCGCGCAGTGCGGCCGATCCGGTGGACGAGCTGCTGCGCGGCATTACGCCGCCGCCCAATGCAATCGTGCGCCAGGTCAACTACAGCGACAACCCGTTTTTCCCGGTCGAGCTTGAGGCCGAGCGCGACTATGACGAGCGGACCAAGCCGGCGCGGTATGGGCATATCTGGCTGGGCGCTTATGAGCCCGTGGCCATCGGCGCCATCTGGGACCGCCTGATGCTGCACCGCAATCGGCGCCAGGACATGCCGGAAATGTCGCGCATCCTGGTGAGCGTGGACCCCGCGGTGTCAAACGAGGCCGGCAGCGACGAGCATGGCGTCGTGGTGGTCGGCATCGGTGCGGATGGGCGCGGCTACCTGCTGGCGGATTACAGCCTGCGCGGCACGCCCATGCAGTGGGCGGGGCGGGCTGTGGCGGCGCTGGACGAGTTTGGCGCGGATGCCATCGTGATCGAGCGCAACCAGGGCGGCGATATGTGCGCCCAAACGCTGCGCACGGTGCGGCCGCATCTGCGGATCATTGAGGTGGTGGCCACGCGCGGCAAGCATGTGCGGGCCGAGCCTATCGCGGCGCTCTACAGCCTGGACCGGATCAGCCATGTGGGCACGTTTGAGCGGCTTGAGTCGCAGATGTGCCAGATGACGGCCGGCGGATATGAGGGCGATGGCTCGCCGGACAGGGTGGACGCCATGGTCTGGGGGTTTACCGAGCTATTCCCGGCAATCAACCGGGCGAAGGCCAAGCCGCGCGAGCGAGAGCGCGCGCCAGTCAGTTGGATGGGATGATGGCGCCGGCACCGCTGCGCATTGTGCATGCCGGCATCCGCTACGGCGTGACTGCTGATGGGCAGCAGGTGGCGTGGCTGCCCCCGTCCATGTGGGCTGCTGCGGCGGCTCTGGTGCGGCAGATGGACGAGATGAACGCGACGGCCGAGCGCATGCAAATGCTTTACGACGCGGCGGAAAATGCGGCTTTTGCGGAATTGGCAAAGCCCTAACTAGGGACCGGCGCGTTGTGAAACGCCCCGGCATCGCATGCCTGACAAGATCATTGAGGACGCGCTGGAGCAGTATCGCTTCAGTGCGGAGGGCAGTTCACACATCCGCGAGCTGGCGCTTGAGGACATTAAGTTTGCCCGGTTGGGTGAGCAGTGGAAAGACAAGGACCGCCGCGCCCGTGAGGAAGAGGGCCGGCCGTGCCTGACGGTCAACCGGCTGCCTACCTTCATCCGCCGCGTGGTGAACGATGCGCGCCAGAACAAGCCCAGCATAAGCGTGCATCCGGTGGACGGCGGCGCGGACTATGACACGGCGCAGGTGATTGGCGGGCTGATCCGGGCCATTGAGCGCGGCAGCAACGCCGCTCTGGCCTATGACACGGCCATCGACAACGCGGCAAGCTGCGGGTTCGGGTTTTTCCGCATCACGACGGACTACTGCAACGCGGAGACTTTCGACCAAGAGGCGCGGATTGAGCGGGTTGCCAATCCGTTCTCGGTGCATTGGGACGTGTCCAGCACGCAGTTTGACGCCAGCGATTGGGGCTTTGCGTTCGTCTCCGACCTGCTGACGGATGATGAGTTTAAGCGCCGCTACCCCAAGGCCGACCATGCTTCCGACTGGCGCGAGGGCCAGGGCGAGGGGATGGAGGACTGGGTAGACGATGAGCGCGTGCGCGTGGCCGAGTATTGGACGCGCGAAGAGCGCAAGCGCAAAATCCTGCGGCTGACTGACGGCCGCGTGATGCGTGCGGACCAGATGGACGAGCTGGTGCAGATTGGCCCCGGCTTGGTGCTGCCCATGAAGGAAACGCTGGCGTTTCAGGGGCTGGCGGTCAACGGCGAGCGTGAGGCGACCTATTTTGACGTGACGCGCCGCGTCATCAACGCGGTTGAGGTGCTGTCGGAAGAGAAATGGCCTGGCACCATGATCCCGATCTGCCCAGTGTGGGGCGAAGAGGTGATTTACCGCGGCAAGCGGCACTTCCGCAGCCTGATCCGCGATGCGCGCGACAGTCAGGTGATGTTCAACGCCTGGCGCTCGGCCAGCACTGAGTTGGTGATGTTGGCGCCGCGCGCGCCGTGGCTGGTGGCGACGGGCAGCATCCCGCCGGATGAGGTGCTAAAGTGGGAAACGGCCAACACCCGCAACCACGCATATCTTGAGTACGACCCTGCCATGGGGCCGATGCCGCAGCGCATCCCGTTCTCTGGCGTGCCGGCTGGTGCGCTGCAGGAGGCGCTAAACGCCCAGGACGACATGAAGGCGGTAACGGGCATCTATGACGCGGCGCTGGGCGCGCGCGGCAATGAGACAAGCGGCCGGGCCATCATGGCGCGGCAGCGCGAAAGCGACACCGGCACGTTCCATTTTATCGACAACATGAGCCGCGCCATTCAATACGCCGGCCGGGTGCTGATCGAGATTATTCCTAGCATCTACAGCGAGCGCCAGACCATCCAAATCCTGGGCGACGACGAGAAGCAGCGGGTGGAGCGGGTGACCGCGGCTGTGGGCTCGCCGCCATCGGCCGAAGACCCGGACGGCAAGATCTACAACCTGGCCGCCGGCAAGTACGATGTGACGGTCAAGGTTGGGCCGAACTACCAGACGCAGCGCGAGGAAAGCGTGGCGGCCATGACGGAGCTGATGCGGTCGTATCCGCCGGCGGCCGAGGCGCTGGGCGATCTGGTGGTGCAGAATATGGATTGGCCGGGCGCCGACAAGGCATCGGAGCGCATCCAGGTGCTGCAGTTCGCCAAGGGTATGGAGATGGGCCTGCCCTATCAGGTGCTGGCCGAGATGATGCCGCAAGCTGCGCGGAAGTTCCCGCCGCCACAGCCTCCGCAGCCGCAAGGGCCGCCAGGGATGCCGCCGGGCATGATGCCACAGCCAATGCAGGGGATGCCGCTAGGCATGCCCCCAGAAATGCCGCCTGCGCCTATGCCGCAGGGGTAACGACACGTCCGCACACGCGGGCGCGCAGCGCTGTGAAGCGCCGCTTTCTCAGTGCCGGGGGCAACCCCGGCCCGATAGACCGGAATATACATGTCAGAGAGCATCGAGACCGCTGGGCAACCAGGAACGGTTGACGAGGACCTGCGCGACGTAGCGGCACCCGCTTACGGCATGCAGGACGATGGCGCGGAAGGCGCCGACGAGCAGGACGAGGCCAAGCCGGAAGAGATCGAAGAGATCGAACTTTCGTTTGGCGCGAAAACGCTCAAAGTGGCGAAGAGCGCCATTCCTGACGATGTTCGCGCGGAGTTGGAAGACTTCACGCGGAATATTCAGGGTGACTACACTCGCAAGACGCAAGAGGTGGCCGAGCAGCGCAAAGAGGTGGAGGCACAGCGCGAGCTGTATTCCAAACTCCAAACGCTGGGCGGTGAGGCTAGGACTGCGTTTTATGCGGGCGAGGCTCTACTAAAAGAGCTTCAACAGCTTGAGCAGATCGACTTGCGCCAGCTGCGGCAGTCCAACCCGGACCAAGCCCGCTGGATCAGTGACGAGATTGCCATCAAGCGCGGTGAGTTTAACCGCCAGGTCAATGCAGTTTCGCATTACGAACAGGCCATGACCGCAGAAGAGCAGCGCGCAGTCGCCACGCTCGCGGAAGCTGGCCGGGCGCGTATTGCCAA